AATGGGACACCTCCTCTATTTTGGAAACGCCCGGCGTAACCCACGCGAGACGTTTAAACGCTTCTTCGCGGCGGGGCTGCCCTTTACATACTTTGGCAACACAGAGTCGTTGGGAGTTTCCTTCTCCCACTCCGCCGCCATCTTCGGCTGGTTGGCGTGCATCCACCGCCGCTGGCTCTCACTTCGGAAAGGCATGATTCAACCCTTTCAATGTCTTGGCCATCCTCGCACGCTCACCGAGTTTGCCGCCGGCCTTAGCCGCCGTGGCCAGTTTCTTCGCGGGGATTTTCTTCCCCTGCGGAACGCCGAGTTCACGGTGCAGAGCACCTGGGTGCTTGATGGCTCCCTTGATCCAATTTGCCATGATCAGTCTCCTTGTCCTGCTTTGTCAAACGGAGTTCCGCCCCCTTTAGCCGCCTTCTCGAAAGGCGTCGAGCCAGAGGAGGGGAACGCTTTCTTCAGGCCCTTCTTGACTTTGCCAGTCATCGACTTCTGTGAAGACCCTACGGCCTGCTTGGCCTGGGTCGCCCGGTTCTGAAGTTCCTGATGGGCCGCAGCGTGACGATCAGGATCAGCAGTGATCTGGGCGTGCTGCTGTAGGGCGTCCGCATCGGCGGTGACCTGGTACTTGTCGAGGGAATCATCTGCCACGGGAACCTCCTATCCGTTGGTAAGGGCACCCTCAGACTCAGGAAGTGTTTTCGCAAGAGCCTGAGCACCGCCAGCTTTCTTCGTCGGCGTGGGGTTCTTCTCCTGGCCGTTCTCCGGGGAGAACGCCTTCGCCAGGCCCGCCTTCACCTTGCTGGTCATCGACTTCTTCGACGAGTGAACAGCGTGCCGGGAATCAGCCACTCGCTTCTGGAGTTCGGCGTGGGCCGAGGAATGCCGCTTCGGATCACTGGTGATCTCGGCATGACGCTGCAAACAATCCGCGTCCGATTGGATTTGGTACTTGTCGCCGTCCGGGTTACTGTTCTCGCCACTGCCGCTCATGTCACTTGCCTTGGACATTTCAGTCTCCTTTAAGGTACTGAGCACCTGCAATCAGTATGCTCGGATCATCGTTCGCAAGGCCAACCATCTGGTTGTGAAGGTAACACAACAGCCCTCGAACCTTGCCTGTCTTATGGTCGTGATCGACGGCGAGGCGACGGAGTTTACCGTATCTGTGGTCGATCATTGTTTCTGGTTTACCGCAGATCGCACAGCAGCCATTCTGCTCCGCGAACATCCTGTGGTAGTCATCGGCGGTGATTCCATATTTGGCCATCAACGCGTTTTCCCACCGGCGTTCAATTGATCCCTCTCGGTCCGCCTGATACTTCAGTTTCGATTTCGCCAGTCGGGACTCCCGAATCCCCGGCAGGGCATCCCGTATAGCGGTGCACGCCCGACACCTGTGTTGGTGTCCATCCTTCCTCGCAACGTTCTTAGCGAACTCTGAGAGGTCCTTCAGAAGTTTACAGGTGCTACATACCTTCATGGGAGTTGAGGAGTGCCAGGGGAGGAAGCGGGACGCAACGCTCCGTTCAACGCTCTACCGATAAACCTTTGGCTCTCTTGAGCACCCTGTTGTGCTTCGCTATTTTGCTGCTGCATTTGGTTGGGGGGAGTTCCCGCGACTTGCCCAGGTTGCCCGTTCTGAAGCATTCCTCCCATGAGACTGCCGTTGGGCTGTTGCGGCTGGCCGGCAATCTGACCTTTTTGTGGCCCGTTCTGCCCTTGTGCTCCCATGCCCATCATCATCTGCTGCTGCATTTGTTGCTGAAAACCTGGGTCGTACAGAATTTCTGACATCCAAGATATCCCCATATCTTTAGCGATCCTTATGAGCAGGGCCTGAACATTCAGGGGCATACCGAGAGCCATCCCGACCTGTGCCGCCGCCATCACAGCGGGTAACACAACTTGGCACAACTGAATCTCTTGTTGCAACCTCACCTTGCTGTCGATACGCCCCATGGATTCCGGCTCAATCGAGAACACGAAGTCGATGTAGTTACCGGACTTTTGCTCAGGTGTGAGAATCACCTGAACTTCCTGCATGGTCGGCGGGGACATCCACGGCACGCCAGAGGGACCAATCTGAATGCCGCCGGGCTGCAACTGACGCTGAGTCAGCGGGACGTTCATCAGAGGGTCTTCATGGAAGTACCAGGCACGCTTGCGGGCTTCGCTCGCCGCCGCAATATAAATCTGGTCCTTGGCGTCCTCCAATCCGATGCCACTATTGGCCTGCAATATATTGGCGGCGGTCGCTGACTTTGCCTCGATGTTCTGACCGCCAACCTGGGCCGGATTGCCGGCCATCATATTGAACCATCCCTCTAAGGCGTTAAGATGGTTCTCATTACTGTTCTGTTGTCCACCGAAACTGATGGTCTTCACGCCGTCTGGATCATCCAGGGCAACGGCCTCGCCATCTCCTGCATCCTTAACCGAGTCCGCATCATCCGCCGATGTTCGCTTATAGGTGACGATGTCTTTTTGCCGCTCAGCTTGCTCCACGATTTTCTTTGCCATTCGGTTGGCGAGTACGTGGAGGTCGTACCAAATGCCAACCATCGGCACCGGGAGAGGATTTCCCGGTACTGGGGGAGAGAACGAGAGGAGAGTGTATGGACCTTCCTTGACACCATAGTAGTCCGCCACCCGAAGGTAATCATCGAACTTAACCTCCTTCGCCGCAGGAACTGTGACAATCGCATTCGCTGAAGGGACCCAAATCTCGTAGACTTCGACTTCATCCTGTAGGTCATAGTTCTCCTCCGGCTCGATGTTCTTCATGGAAATATCGGACGCACGGCTGTTGCTGGTCTTATCCCCGGCCCGAGGAAGACGCTCCACGAGGTCGTTATTGTAGAGTCCGCTATCAAGCAACATCTGACGCGGGATCGTGATGCGATCACCCATCCAGGTGGCGTCTTTGAACATGAATTGCTTCGATGCCGGGTCCACCACGAAATCATCGAAATCCACAACCTCTGTGTACACCGTTCCATTGTCCACCGTCTGTTGCCCCATCTGGTCATCAAACACGTACACGCTGTCGGACTGGGCGAGGCCCGTCTTCATAATCCCCAGGGTGAAGAAGGCATCGACGATGACGCGGCGGTACACGTCCCTGATGTTGATTTTCTTATCGTGCTGATCCAGGGCAAGGCCGAGAAGATTGGCGTACTGCCGCACCGCCAGGTACGGCGTCTCGATCGTATGCTTGGGGAAGTTCATCACGAGATTTGGGACCAGAACCCGAATCGCGTTGAAGATCAGGTTAAGTGCCTTCGTGCCGATCACACTGGAGGTCGAGTCGTAGTATTGACCGACATACTCTTTGATGCAGTGCATCCTCGCCGCCCTGAAGGATGAGAGCCGCTTCTGGCCCCGTTGGACCTGTTGCTGCAAATCGTTCGGGCTGATTTCATCTAAAAAACTCACGCGACCTCCTGAGCAAAATGAATCCTCTGCCCGATCCTCGGGGGACCTTCAGCTTCCTTACGGGCACGTTTAAACATCTCAAACCGTTTCCCGAAGCAGCGTTCTGGGGATGTGGACTTTGCGGCCCGGACACCGCGACTCTCATTGTCCATGACCCAGCACAACAACATATCTGCGATCACCCGGTCCCCGTGTGCTTTCCTGGCGGCATCCGGCTCGTTGACCAAAGCCGCCGGCCCCACTCCTCCACCGTCGTAAGAAATATATAGCAGGGTTTCTTCCAACGCGGCAACTGAATGGTTGATGTACTTGCCAGTCGCATACGCTCTCCTCAAGACGCCGAGGGTTTCAGCTTTCTTGTCCGTGTTGCTATGGAACCCATACCGCTTCCCGACTCGTTGCCGCTGGGTTCCGTGCTGCCGGTCGAAGTACAAGTTGGGATACCTTAGATCGTGGACGAATGTGCGACCAAACTCAATCCCAGGGTCGCCGTTTCGCTCGAAGATCACCAGGCCCCGTTTGTCCTTTCCACCAAACCACAATGCGGCGGCGGCGACGATCTTCGCAAGCTGGTACGGCGGCACATTCGGGTCGGCGTATTCCGCGACTTTCTCGTGCGTCTCTTGACAGGCAACCGCGATAACGCTGTTCGATGCCCCCTGGCCCTTACTGATATCCACGGCGAACACATAGGTTCGGTTCTGGTCTGGGCGGTCCCCGGTCAGATTGCACCACAGCTTCCAGGGTCCGTGCCCTGTTGACGTGACGGACCCAAGATCAGCAGACCGGATCGCGGAGACGACCTGCTGATCCGTCAGCGTTTTCTTAAACTCAATGGACCTGGTTGCTCTATGAGGACGCCCAAACAACTGGCGGTGCTGGGCGATGATGTGCTGTTCAAAGAATAGATCACCTGAGTTCGCATGGTCACAGTCAATTTCGATTGCGACTTCCTTGGGGCTTCGAGTCTCACACTGGTGGTCGTACCAGGGGGAACGAATTTGATACCGTCCCAGTTCGTCTTGCCTGACGTACAGCCCGCGTGCCTTGGCCGGTATGTGATACCACATGAGGTCGGCCACCTCAATCGTACCAGACTGTGCCCACTTCGAGAAAGTAGTGCCAGCACCGTTGGGCGTGCTGACCACGATGCGACAGGCCGTCACATCACGGGTGGATCGCTTGATGGATTCCGCTTCAAGTACCTTGGAAAATTCGTCCATGAACAGGGCCGTGCGGCGGTCAGACGTACCCGCCGTCGCGTTAGCGGACTCCCCGTCGATACGACTTCCGTTCGTCTGATTGACGAGGTGGAGTTTTTTACGCGAGCACTTGGGCCGCATCCATTCAGGCAGTCGGGAAAGCACCACATCTATTTTCCCGAACAGGGTGCCAGCATCTGAGGTCACATTGGCTGGGTAGTTGTTCACCAGCCCGGACAACTGATCAACAGCGTCTTCCTTGCGTGACAGGAGGAGGAACGACTGATTCCGGCGGAACAGGAAGAACCAGGCCAACACGATCAGACAAGTCCATGATGCCCCAGTATCACGAGATTTTTGGATCAGGAGTTCACTACCGCCGTCCACGCAGTCGTACAGCTTCTCGACCAGTTCCATCTGCCGGGGATACAGGACAAACGGAACTAACGGGGCCTCGGCCTGCTCGGCTTTACCTTCCTCGTCTGAGGAGAACACTGCAACTGTCCAGGCGAACGCGAGAATCCAGAACTCGATGCTCTGGCTGCATGCCGTGTAGAGATCAGTCTGCAACGCGGGGTCTTTCTCGGCTGCTTCAAGAATATCGGCACGCCACAGGAGGTTTTGATCAGGCTCAAGCGGCACAGTCAAACCGGTGGCGGGATCAGTCCAGGAGTCCTGAACGACTGGTTCTTTCACGTCGGGTTTGATGCTGAACAGGTTTGGAATTAGCTCTGCTCCGCAAGATACCGCTCGGCATCCGGCTTCTCTGTGTGTTTGTTCGCAAGGGCGTTCAGCCTCTCAATCGCCAGTGCTCTCACCCGTGCCGCCACCGAGGGCCCCTGGGGGGCGACCTCAGTTGCAACCGCCGCCTTGCCGTCGAGTAGCTGTTTCAGGTCCATCGCGATCTTGATGTTGGGCGGGTGCTGAAGCTGTCGCCGGCTGCCGTTCGCGTCCCTGATCTCCTCGGCCCACCCCAGGGCCTCGGCCCACAGGGCACGGTCCAGGGCTTCCTTCTTCGTGATCACCCTGCCCTGGTCGTCAGTGGTGTGAGCCTCGTTCCCGATGGTACGGAGGCTCTCTGCGGACTTCGGCGGCGGGGGTGGGCGTGTGGGAGGTTTACTGTTATGTGCTGGGTCTGCCATACTACTGTCCCGATTGATTTCCACCCGGGGTCAACAGTTCCTTGTATCCAGCCCGCACGCCCTGGGAGGTGCCGGTGACAATACGCCCGGTGATGACGACCGTTTGATCAGCGTCTGTACCCACGAAAAACGGGCCGAGGCCGACCGGAAACACAATGCCCTCGCCCGGGAATTCTGCAAAGAGGTTCTGGAATGAGTTCGGCGTAGCGGCACCATCGATGGCACCAATCTGCCACAACACTGCACCCCCAGCGGTGCCGGCGGTGATTCGCAATGCCGCCGGATACTCGTTATCTGCGGACCATGTCACTGAATCCAGGATGAACCGCTCATAAGGCTGCACCAACCGGGCATTTTGGTTTGAGTCCACCAACGGAGCGAGGATTGTCTGATTCGCGGTAATGTGTTGCACGGCCTCGACCGTCTCACCCTTCTTCATGTTATTCTGACCCATAGCGTACTCCTACTTGTTTTCTTTTTCTTTCCACACATCACCACGACGACGCAGCGTGTCCGGCCCAATGTATTCCTGGCCGCGGGCCCAGCACCGGAAGCGGAACATCCGCTCCTCGTGCAGCCGGTCTTTCCGCATGTGCCACGCCACCCACAGGCCGAAGATCAATCCGGTTACGGGGACGGCGAAGATCACATAGATGAAGGGGTCCATTATTTGTACCCCGCGAAGTGGCAGTGAAAATCATCCAGGTTGCCCACACAGCCGGGGTCCATCAGATGCCGGACGTACCGCGATACAGGGTCGGTATCGGCGTCGGGAACGATCCAGATTGAATCAGTGGCCTGCCACACGTTGGGCACGTCAGTGATCACCTGATGCCCCGGATCGCAGGACAGGATTACGACG